CTCAACCCCAGTAGCGAAGACGTTCACGCTCATCAACCCTGCCGCCGGTGACGGCGGCATGGCCATGTGGGCACTGAAGGAGGGTCTGATTTCGTCAGTCTTTCCGAGCTTCACCGCTGTGGCGGCTAAAACCGCCAACAAATCACGCAAGCTAACGCTTAAGCTCCGCGTCCCATCGTCCTACACGGACGCTGTGACAGGCCTCACGGCCGTTGGATCTGCAGCTGAGGCGAACGTGACCATGTCGATTCCCGACGACTTCCCCGAATCTCGCAAAAACGACGTGACGGCCTTCGTGACTAACATCATGAAGGACGCGCTCGTTCAGGAGATGCTTCACGACGCCTATCCGGCGACGTGACTTTTCGGGTTAGTTAAGTCGGATCTACAACAGCAGGAGTTCGTATGGACCAAGTTCAGACACTATTGCGGAAAGTTTTCCGCGGTATCGGGTCATCGCGGGCCCGGAGGTATGAGACCCTCCTAGTCCGTGGTGAGTGGGCCTTGCTTCAAAAGCAACGCTTACCACCCGCAAGTACGTATCAGAACGCCACCGTATACCGCAAGGATGCGATGGTGACGGACATTGTCAGAAAGCTCGCGCTTCCTGGTAATGACGCTACTTGCACTCAGGCAGCAATCGCTAAGTTTTGGGCCGCGGAGGCCCAGTGCAAAGCAACTAACGACAGACTCGCCCCCTACGAAAACGGCGCCTTGTTGGCGCACGAGACACCAGTGATGGAGTTCATCGTGCGCTGGCGCCGCGAAGTGGGTAAGGCGATCGGTCGTTTGCCTGAGATGGTGAACCCGCGCTTTTCGCGCGGTAGCACGCTATCCGATCCAGATGTCAGAGTTACAATACCTGATAAGCTTTCGTCTAAGCCGACCATGTACGCTCACGCAGAGGGCACGGCGAGGTTAAACCTCGCCGGCACGCCCTTTGCCCACAGGCCGTGGGATTTAGTTCGAGCCAACCGCTTCTTCACGGTTCCCAAGGATGCTGAGGAGCACCGAGGTTGCTGTGTGGAGGCGAGCATAGCTGTTTTACAGCAGCTTGCTTTTGGCAAACAAATCGAACAAAATTACGAGCGACATTACCGGGTCAACTTGCGCCGCACCCCAGAGTATCATCGATGGCTTTCAGCCATCGCTTCACGCACTGGGACGTTCGCAACGATTGATCTCAGCAGCGCTAGCGACACGATAGCAACGCGCCTTGTGCGCCTCTTGCTGCCGGTCGACTGGTACGCTGCCCTGGACTCATGCAGAGCCCGCCACACGAACCTGCCAGGAAAGGCTACGGTTCGTTTGGAGAAGTTTAGTTCGATGGGGAATGGCTTCACTTTCCCTCTCGAAACGCTTCTCTTCGGCACTCTGGCGCGGACCCTGGGGTCGCGTTGTAGCACCGTGTTTGGTGACGATATCATTATCGAAACTGAGCACGCAAAAGCTATGATTGCGGCCCTGCGGTTTTTTGGCTTTACGCCAAACGCGCGAAAGACTTTCTGTGATGGTCCTTTCCGTGAGAGCTGTGGAGGCGACTTCTTTAATGGAGAACCCGTGAGGGCCCATTTTCTCAAAGAGTTGCCAAGCGAACCACAGCATTGGGTTATGATAGCGAATGGCCTACGCAGGTGGGATCCCACCCTGCGTATGTTATCAGCAGCCTGGCATTACTGCATAGATCAACTCCCTCGGGATTGGTCTCTATGTAGGTCAGGCGACTGGGACATGTGCCATACCAGCAGTAGCCTTCATGAGGACTATGCTGACCTAGCTATCTATGATCCAAGCATCAGGCCCATAATACGGTCTATCCAAGTTCAGACCCCGAGCGGACGCGTTAAGACTGAAATGCCGTGCTGGCGCGTGAAGCGCGCAATCCGGCGATCTTTCAGTCTCGACGCCCACTTCGGGCCTGACATTCGCATCCTCGCACGTCTCGCCGGCTGTGAAGCCGACGTCAGCGTGCGTGGTCCCGTAAGGGGCTATGCGAATAATTGGGTACCGTGCTATGGAACAGGCTGGCTGCCTGGGACGAGCGTTTAAGAGCACGCTTAGCTCTAGGCCGGATTGGAACCCGGCCGTGGTGGAGTTCTGATTTCCACCTTGAGGGG